CCTGTGGCGTCCTCGTCGCCAATTGATTGCCACCTGTTGTCTTTGATCCGCTTTACAAACGTCCCAACGATAGTAGCGGGTTGAAATTCCGGAGTATCCTCTTTAGTCTTGTATTCCTGTTCCTGCAACTGGAATTTACCTTTGTAAAGCCACACATAACGGTATTTGCCGTTGGATTTCAGGCTTTTGAAGCCTATTGCCACATAAGGCGCTACGTCGGTGGCTTTTTTTACCATAACTTTGTCGTCGCCTATGGTATGTCCCAGCAACACGGCTTGCACGCTGAGAGGAACGTCTTTTGCAACCAGTTCGACGGTTATCTCGCCCAGGGCGCTGGTTACTTCGTCCGGGCCATCGTCGGCGTACAGCGTCGCCGTATTCACAGCAGGGCTTACCTTAGCGCTGATTGCTCCGGCGATGCTTGCCGGGGTANCATAAGTGACTGTTGTGCTGGTGTCTTCTGTCAGCTTCGCGTAGTGCAGGTCTTTTAAGCCTATCTGTACTCCTGCCATTTAGCGTCACACCTCCTTGAGTATTCCGTACCGCAGGGCACGGTGGTAAACCTGTGTATCGTCTTCAAACAAATCGGCTCCGCCTGTTCTGGCGAAGCCGATAGATTTCATTATCCTGTCCACCTCGACCGCTATAGGGTCGGGGTTGCTTTTGCTCCAGATGTCCACCTGGTAGAGAATCCGGGATGAATATGCCGCATCGTCGGCGTAGTTGGCGTCAAAGTTTGTGATCTCGAAAAAAGTGATCCTAGGGTATTCGTCGGCATCGGGGGCACTGACAGCATAGACGCGAGGGCCGCCGAGGGCTTTGGTAAGCGTCGTATCACTTGTCAGTGTCGTTTTTATGGTGCTTTTCATGGTGATCATCGCTTTTTCTCAATCTCCTCCCGCAGCACCTGGGCCATGCGGCTAAATATTTCTTTGCGATTTTCTGAGAGAGCTGGGGTCATGAATGGCTTGGCAGACATCTTTGATGTCCCGAGTTCCAGGAACAGGCCGTAGAAAAACTTCTTTGCTGGCCCCACGCTGACGTATTTGACGCCTTCTTTTGATGTGCGTACGCCGCTTTTTACGATATTGTCTGCCAAATGCTCTTTGGATAGTTTGGAGCGCGGCGCCCGTCGGCCCATTTCTTCCCGCAGGATTTCAGCACCTTCACGCAGGGCTTTGTTTTCAGCCCGGGTCGCGATTCTTTCGCCGATGGCGTTTAGCTCTTTGAGCAGTTCGTCCATGCCGGTTAACTCGATTTTAGCCACTTGACACTGCCTCCCCCACGATCTCTAGCCATTTACGCTGCCCGCCCAGGTCGATCGGCGGGCCTTTAATCTCGTAATCCTGGCCGTCCCAGCGTAGGCGCATAGCCGCGGTTATGCCGCGCCGGCAGCGTATCGTAAAGCGTACCTGGTGCTGGGCCTGGACCGCTGCAGCCTGAAAATATTCCCGCCCGGCAACCGGTTCGACTTTGGCCCAGGCGGGAAAAAACGGCTTCCATGTTTCGATCGGGTAGCCGTCAGAGTCGGTGGTAGTTGCAACTTTTTGCAGGATTAGGATTCGGTGGCGGAGATCACCGGGATTTACACCGGAGTTCGTCCTCATCGCCTTCACCTCGCCGTCGCATGTATTTCCTGGACCTGTACGACGGTCACATCTTTGTCTGTCGGCGCTTCACTGGCTGTCAATGTAATCTTCCCGCCTAAAAACCGGGGGAAATAATCAAACGGGCCGAATATTCGTCTCTGCTCACCCGTTACGGTTAGCGCAAGCTCTTGCCCTTCGGAATCATACTGCGGGAAATATATGTCGGTCGTACCACCAGAAAACTGGACGGGTTCGACGGCGTCAGTAAAAGGTGTAGCGCCGCCCCCGGATGCCTCGGCGGTAAAACCGGGGATTCCGGTTTCCCCTTCTCCGTTTATGGCGGCGGCAACAAGCGCAGCAGTATTTTTGGTATCGTCGGGGATAAATGTATCGCTATCCGCTTTCATCGCCAGGGTTACCGTTATAACTGTCCCTTCAAGCGCAACTTCAAGGTCTGTCGCCTTGTCAGCCTCGGGAACGACTACTTTGATGCTGTATTTTTCGCCTTCAAGGCCGGGTTCGTCGCATGTAACGGTGACAACGCCGGTATCGCCTTCGCCGATCTGGGCCGAAGCGTTGGTGTCGTCTATTCTGACTTTCTGCCCAAGCGTAACAGTCAGCGCCTTTTCCGCCTGGCCCGCATTGTCGATCGCTATCAAGACGGGACCGCGTGCCGGCGGCACAGTTACAGTATCAGCCTTCTTTTTCCCGTCCCAGGTAATGGTTTCCAGGGCAAGGGTTTTTTGGCTTAACTGAGTCCAGCTTTGAGGTAGTATCATGCTTTTTCACCACCATTTAGGGCGTTTTCGCTGTCGCTTGAAGCGTTTTCGGCGGTATCGCTCAGGGCTTTTTCGGCATTTTCTCTACCCTGTATGCGTGTTCCGTCCGGGAGCTCATACCAGCCGCCACCAATAGACTTGATAGGCTCAATAGTATCGTGTTGCGCTGTTACCGATTCTGGTTTAGTCCCCGGCTCTGGTTTATCCGCCGGTTTGTCTATCTGCTCCCCAAGCGCATTTTTGCTTTGTAAATACTCCGCTCGCTTTGCATCCTCTGTTTCGTATATATCGCCTATTTTGTAGCGAATTTTGGTATATTTATCACGAAAATTCTTAATTACCGGGTATTTCATGCGGATTCCTCACCTCCACCTCCGCTATAGTCTTTAATTTGCAGGATTATGGCCGTCATCGCACGGTCAAGCTTGCCTTTGTCGTCGCCATCAAAAATCATGCTTACATACAAGGCAACGGCAAGCTCGTACAAAGACAGCTTGCCGTTGCCAGGTTCTTCTTCCCCACCTGCTTCCGGCTCATGCACTCCTGCGTTCAACAAATATTGTTTTGCTGCGGAAACAAGGGAAGCGAGGAGCACGTCGGCCTCGCTTCCGTCAACTCTCAAGTGCTGCTTTACTTTATCAAGTAACGTCATTCCGGGCATTATTCATGCCTCCTGGCCGCAAATTTCGCTTCTAGAGACTTCTACAGCTCCGCATCGACAACTTTGGCAATGCGGAAGGCCGATGCAAGCTTCTTGCGCTGGTCGATCCAGGCAGTCAGCACCCAGATGTATTCGCCCTTGTCCACGTCCTTGTCGGAATCGTAGACAACTGCCGGATCGTAGTTCAGGTGCATGTAGTTGAAGTCGCCGACAATGGGGCGTCCGTAAATGCCGTCGGTGTCGTAGATGGCCGCAGCATCGCTGAAAAATACAGGCTTTCCAATAATCTCTTCCGGCTGCTTGCCGTACAGCGAAACGGACTGGTTGCTAAGTGTTTTTAGCATGGTTACATAGTCGCTGTAGCGCATACATACCTGTGCGTTTTCGCGGAAATCTTCGTGTAAGTCGGCAATAGCGTTAGTGATGGCCTCAAACATATCTTCGCCCTGGACCTCTGTGATGACGGAGGTGCCCTCATCGTTGAGCTCATAAAAGCTCATGTGCTTTTCAGCAGCGACGACAGGCANCGGAGAATNAGGANCGGTTCCGTGTGCAAACGAAACTTTCTTTTCCTTCGCTGCAAGGCCGGAACGCAGGGCGTTTTCAACGTAAGTCACCAGGTCAAGGTCGGAGCCGTGCAGCACGGTGTCACTAATCCGGACCTTGACTTTAAACTTGAACTTACCAAACGAAACTTTGTCGCCGGTCGCTTCGATTTCCTTGGCTGTTTCTATGTCGGTAATAAAGGAATCTTCGTCAAGCTCAAAAGCGATCTTCGGCAGCTCCAGGCCGGCGATAGATGTCATGGTGATTTTGCCGCGAAGTGGGTTCCTGACGAAAGGCTCGGCGATTATCTCTTTGGACTGGGTAGTCGGCAGAAGGTTCTCGCCGCCGGTCACGTTGTCGCCGCCTGCAGGGATCGCAATCAGCGGGGCAGTGATGTCTGCGCCCAGGATTTCTTGCGCCTCAGGAGACATGGGACGGTTTAATATTTTAGCTCGGATGAACTCTGCTTTGGCAGCAATGATTTTATCCGCGCTGGTTTTTGCGCTTTGGACAGGGTTTTTTTGCCGCAATGCTTCNATTTTGGCTTTTTCCTGGGCTTCAAGCCTGTCGTGCATGGCTTTTAAAGTATCGAAGCGTTCCTGAAGCTCTTTTGCCTTAGTTTTAAGGTTATGGATTTCTTCGATTGGAACAGCAGGATCGGCTACTTTATTTCGAATTTCTTCCTCAACATTTTTTAACTCAGCNCCCACGATTGACAAATCACTTTTCAGTTTATACAGGGTTGCACTCATTGGTATATATCCTCCATAATTTTATTTAACCTTTCCAGGTTAGATTTTGACTCCTTGAGCATTGCTGCTCTCACCTTCATTTCAGCCTCTTTTTGGCTGTCCACGGGTGACGACGACAACATTGTTTTGATGTTTTCGGGTATGTTTTTGTAGAATGCTGCGAATATTTCCGCGTTAATGCTCGCCGCCGCCTTCTTTTCGGCAAGCAGTTCAT